CTCGCGCGCCCGCGCCACCACGTCCAGCATGTCGGGGAACTCCGGCATCGCGCCGATGCCGTCGGCGAAGGCCTGGATCTTCTGCACGAACTCCGAGTACTCGATCTCGTTGAGCGCGCCGCTGCGGCTCCTGCAGCGCGTACCCCGCCTGTCGCCGCCGCCCCGACCACGCTCGCCCATGTGCCCGGCGGCGATCACCCCGGCGACACCGGCGACGAGTTCGCCGAGCTCGACTCGCTGGACGGCGACAAGCTCGAAGCCAAGCTGGCCCGCATGACGCCGGACCAGCGCTCGCGCTACCTCGCGGGGACCTGATGACCAACCGCAAGTCGTCGCTCGTGATGGACCTGCAGCCCGGCGAGGCCCTCGTGCTCGCCGGCGCGATGGTCCAGGTCGTCCACAAGAGCGGGCGTGTCGCGCGGCTGCGCGTCACCGCCCCCGTCGATCTCAAGATCGAGAAACGTCGCGACGGCGACCTTGCCGAAGTCGTGCCAAGGATGGCGCAATCCGATCACGGCTGAACAAGCCGCAACGTCAAGCCCGAGCGCAGGAGGTGCTCTTTCAAACCTGAAGGAGTATCTCCATGGCCCGTACCATCGTTGGCGTCAACGACCCGAAGGCCGTCAAGCGATTCGGCGGCATGCTGGCGCTCGACACCTCGCAATCCTCGTACTGGAACCAGCGCTTCATGGCGCGCGGCGCCGAGGCCGAGGTCCCCATCCAGATCCTGACCGACCTCGAGTCGGATGCCGGTGAGCAGATCACCTATGACCTGCTGGCTGAGCTGCGCATGGCGCCGGTCGAGGGCGAGGACACCCTCGAGGGCAAGGAAGAAGCGCAGAAGTTCTACACCGACCAGATCTACATCGATCAGGCCCGGTGCGGTGTGAACACCGGCGGTCGCATGACCCGCAAGCGCACGCTGCACAACCTGCGTGAAAAGGCCAAGCGTCAGCAGTCCAACTGGTGGGCGCGCCTGCAGGACGAACTGCTGTTCATCTACCTGTCCGGCAACCGGGGCATCAACCCCAACTTCCTGCTGCCGCTGAACTACGCCGGCCGCGCCAACAACGCGCTGTTCGCGCCCGACGCCAACCACCAGCTGTTCGGCAACGACGCCACCGCGTTCAACAACATCGACGCGAACGACAAGTTCGATCTGCGCCTGGTCGACCGCGCGAAGACCCGTGCCGACAGCCAGGGCGGCGGCGCCACCGGCATCCCGGTCCTGCAGCCCTGCAAGATCGACGGCAACGAAACCTTCGTGTGCGTGATGCACACCTTCCAGGAAGACGACCTGCGCGCCAACACGTCGACCGGCCAGTGGATGGACATCCAGAAGGCGGCGGCTTCGGCCGAGGGCCGCAACAGCCCGCTGTTCAAGGGCTCGCTGGGCATGTACCGCGGCTGCATCTTGCACAGCCACCGCAACGTCATCCGCTTCAACAACGCGGGTGCGGGCGGCAACGTCGAGGCGGCGCGTGCGCTGTTCCTGGGCTCGCAGGCCGCGGTCGTGGCCTTCGGTTCCCCGGGCACCAACATGCGCTTCACCTGGAACGAGGAGACCCGCGACAACGGCGACAAGGTCGTGATCACCACGTCCTCGATCTTCGGCGTCAAGAAGGTCCGGTTCACGGTGGACGGTCAGGGCGACCAGGACTTCGGCGTCTTCGCGCTGGACACGGCGGCGGCCAACCGCTGATCGGACACCGGCCGCTTCAGCGGTCGGTCTTCAACAGGACCCAACCTTCTAGGAGATCAACGTGTCCTTCACGAACAGCAACGACTACATCACCGGCCGCAAGCCGGTGGTCTATCCCGCCGGCGCCGAGATCGTCGCCGTGCGCTTCCCGCTGGCGGTGCTCGCCGCCGACCTGGCGCTGAACAACGCCGGCCAGATCGGCATCCTGCCCGCGGGCTGCATTCCGGTGGACGTGCAGGTCGACGGTACCGACGTCGACACCGGCGCCGCCGCAATGGTCCTGCAGGTCGGCATCCTGAATGCGGCCGGCACCGACCTGTCGACGGACGCCGCCGACGGCGGCAAGAACTGGGGCTCCACCGTGGCCGCCAACACCGACTTCCAGCAGCGTCTGACCTTCAACGGCAACGCCCTGGCGAACGTGCAGCCGTCGGCCGTCGATCGCCGCATCGGCCTGAAGGTCAGCACCGCGCCGACGGCCGCCGCCGCCGGCACCCTCGGCGTCACCGTCTTCTACCGCGCCGCCTGAGGCCGACTGACTCGGTCGCCTCCGGCCGATCGCCACACCGGGGGAGGCTGCGCGCTTCCCCTTTTTCTTCCCGACCCTGAAGGACCCCGACCATGAAGCTCCAGACCACGATCAAGCCGCGTCGCGATGGCACCGTCATCGTCCGCGGCGCCAACGGCCAGCCGTTCACCTTCGCACCCGACTCGTTCGGCGATCTCGTCTGCGACGTCGACGACCCCGCGCTGTTGGAGCGGCTGCTGAACTCCGAGGACTTCGGGCCGATCGACCCGGCCGACTTCCAGGCCGCCTCGACGCTGGTTGCGCCCGTGGGCACCTTGCTCGACAGCGCCCTGGATGCTGTCGGCCACACGCCCGAGGGCTCGCCGCCCGGTGAAGGCGAGGATGAGCCCGACGACGAGGGCGACGAGAACGCCGCGCCGGTCGAGGGCGCCGCTGAGCTGCCGTCCGCGCCGATCGAGGGCGCTGCCGCCCAGGCCGCCGTCCGCCAGTCGCGCCGCCGCACCTGAGGCCCGCATGGCCCAGTGGTCCTATTTCCTGCCGGACCTGCTGCCCCACGTCACCGGGGCGGCGGAGCCGACCATCGCGCGGGCCCTGCGGCTCGCGGCGCAGGACTTCTTCAAGCGGACGCGGGCCTGGCGCCCGTGGCTGCCGGAGATCGTGACCATCGCGGGCCAGCGGACCTACGCGCTGACGTTGCCGGCCGGGGCCGTCGTTGAGCGCCTGGAGCGCGCCACGCTCAACGGCAGCCCGATCGACGTCCTCAACTTCAACTGCTTCGAGGCCGACCCGGAGCTGCATCCCAGCCTCGACGCCGGCGTCGCCTCGCGCGACCGCGTCAACGTGCTCACGGCCACGGACTACGGCGCCGGCGCCAAGCTGCAGTTCCAGGCCTCGCTCAAGCCAGGCGACACCGCGACGGGCATCGCCGACGACATGGCGATCCAGTTCCGCGACGCGCTGGTGAGCGGCGCCAAGAAGCGGCTGCTGCTGAACCCGAAGGCCGACTACTTCAGCCCCGAGCTGGCGTCGATCGCCGCCGGCGAGTACGAGGCCGCGATCGGCGCCACACAGGCGCAGGTCTTCCGCAACTTCACGAACGCGACGCCGCGCCAGCGGCCGCAGTGGTGCTGACATGGCGGTCGCAGCCAAGCAAGTCATCCGGCGCGTCGTCGACATCCTCGTCGACGTCGGGTCCGTGGCATGGCAGGTCGACGAACTCGTGCGATGGCTCAACGACGGCCAGCGCGAGATCGTGATCCAGCGCCCGGACGCCACCGCCGCGGTCATCGCGCTGCCGCTCGTCGCCGGCTTCCGCCAGGCGCTGCCGGCGACCGCCGTGAAGCTGCTGGACATCCCTTGCAATACCGACGGCGGCCCGGTCCGCCAGACCGAGCGCCGCGAGCTCGACGAGATCGAACCGGGCTGGCGCCAGCTCGCCGGCGTCACCGTGATCCAGCACTTCATGCACGACCCGAGGGCCCCGCGCCTCTTCGAGGTCTATCCGCCGGCGGCCGCCGCAGGCGCCTCGGTGGATGCGCTGGTCTCGATCTACCCGACGGACATCGTCGTCCCGAACCCGGGCCAGACCTGGAACGACGTCGCCGGAAACATCGCCGTGGCCGACATCTACCAGTCCGCGCTGGTGGACTACGTCCTCTACCGCTCCTACAGCAAGGCCAACGAATACGCCGGCAACGGCGCACGCGCGCAGGCCCATTACGGCGCCTTCGCGAACACGCTCGGCATCGAGGTCAGCGCCTCGCTGACCGTCACACCGAAGACCAATCGACCCGGGGAGGCGGGCTGAGATGAAGCAAGAGATGAAGGACATCGTCACCGAGCTGGCGACGCGCACGGCACCGGCTGGCGGGCTCACGCTGGCCTCGGCGCCGTGGTGGCAGCACGTCAACTGGGTCGCCGTGGGATCCGGCGTCCTCGTCGTGCTGCAGATCCTTTACCTGCTGCGGAAGTGGTGGCGCGAGGAATCGGACTGGGGCCAGAAGCTCAAGCGCAGGTTCTCGCGCAGGCCTGTCGCAACCGACACCGCCGACATGGAGCTGGACGAATGAGCAAGCTCCGCATCGCCATCGGCGCGCTGACGCTCAGCGCGGCCGCACTGGTCGGGCTCGCCACCCACGAGGGCTACACCGACACCGCCGTGATCCCGGTCAAAGGCGACGTGCCGACGCTCGGCTTCGGCAGCACCACGCACGAGGGCGGCGACCCGGTGCGCATGGGCGACAAGACGACGCCGGTGAAGGCGCTGCAGCGGACCCTGGCCTACACGCAGAAGGCAGAGGCCGGCTTCAAGGGCTGCGTCCGGGCTCCGCTGCACCAGGAGGAGTTCGACCTCTACCTGGACTTCAGCTACCAGTACGGCATGAGCGCGACCTGCCGCAACCTGGCGCCGCTGCTCAACGCCGGTCGATACCGCGAGGCCTGCGACAAGCTCCTCGAGTTCCGCTTCGTCAACAAGTTCGATTGCTCCACGCCCGGCAACAAGACCTGCATGGGCGTCTGGACGCGGCAGCTCGAGCGGCACCAGCGCTGCATGGCGGTGCAGTGAATGGCGCGGATCCGTCTCGCTACCTTCGCCGGCGCCGCGAAGGCCCCTCACCCGAAGCTGCTGCCGGAGGCGATCGGCGTCGTCTCGCAGAACCAGAAGCCGGGCCGCGGTGACCTGCGGCCGCTGAAGGCTCCGGCCGCGCGCGCCGTCGTGCCCGCCGGACGGAAGTCGATCTATCGCATGGGCCGCGATGTCGCCAGCGACACCAACTACTGGCTGAGCTGGGCGACGCCGACGAGCGTGGTGCGCGGCTTCAACTCGGCCGACAGCGGCGAGCGGACCTACTACACCGGCGACGGATTCCCGAAGTGGACGGACACGACGATGGCGCTGGGCGCGAACCCACCGACGGCGTGGCGGGCCCTGGGCCTGCCTGCACCGGCCGCGGCGCCGACGCTGGCCGCCGCCGGCGGCTCCAGCACCGAGATGGAGACCCGGACCTACGTCTATACCTACGTCAGCGACATCGGGGAGGAGGGCGCTCCATCGCCCGGCGCCACGATCACCTGCAAGGCCGATGACACCGTGACGCTCAGCGCGCTGTCGGCGGCGCCGGGCGGGAGCTACGGCATCAACCGGATCCGGGTGTATCGAACCGAGACCGGCAGCTCCGGCAGCACGTCGCTCTTCTTCCTGCGCGAGATCATCTCGACGGCCACCGGCACGACGGACGACAACCGCGCGCTGGGCGAAGTGCTGCCGTCGCTGACCTGGGTGCCGGCACCTGGTGTGCCGCAGGGTGGGGCGCTGAACCTGACGGAACCGCCGCTGCACTCGCTGACCCCGCTGTGGAACGGCATGCTGGCCGGGATCTCTGGCCAGGAGATCCGCTTCTGCGAGCCCTACACCGCGTCGGCCTGGCCCATGCAGTACGGCCTGACGCCGTCGGACGTGACGCCGATCGCGCTGGCCGCCTTCGGTCAGACGCTGGTCGTCGCCACCAACGGCCGTCCGGTGGTGTGCACCGGCGGCACGCCGGACAGCATGGACGAGCAGCCCGTCGAGTTCTTGCAGGCCTGTGTCGCAGCCGCGTCCATGGTCAGCGTCGGGCACGGCGTCGCCTGGGCTTCGCCGGACGGCTTGGCGTACCTCGGTTCGGCAGGCCCGCGCCTGCTGACAGCTCAGTCGATGACGCGCGACGACTGGCAGGCGCTGCGGCCGGAGACCATCATCGGCGCCTTCTTCGAGGGCCGCTACTACGGCTTCTACTCGCCGGCCGAGGGCGTCCAGGCGTCGTTCATGGTGGACCCGTCCTATCCGGACGGGATCTTCTTCTCCGACGTCGGCGCCGACGCGGTCTATGTCGACGACCTGCAAGACGCGATGTTCATCCTCAGCGGCACCAGCGTGCAGCGCTGGGATGCCGGCGCTGGGCTTTCCGCGCGCTTCCGCAGCAAGGTCTTCGACCACATGGCCCCGGTGCCCGGCTTCAGCTGCGCCAAGGTCATCGCCGACACCTATCCGGTGACGCTGCGCGTCTTCGCCGATACCGGGCTCGTGGCGGACGTCAGCGTGCCCAGCACGGCACCGGTGCGGCTGCCCTGCGGCTTCCGGACTTTCACCACGCAGATCGAGGTGGAGACCGCCGGCGCGGTGCAGGGCGTCGCGATCGCGCACTCGCTCGAGGAGCTCCGCGATGGTTGACCGCCGCAAGGACATCCCGGCCGTCAACAGCCCGAACTTCCTTCAGAAGGTCCGGGAGGCGATGTCGACCTACCTCGGCAACCTCGGCGACAAGCTCGATCGCGGCGTCACCGTGCGCGACCTCGTCGACGCCGGCCTTGTCGAGCTGAATGCCGGCTACCTGGTCGGCAGCGGCGGGAAGGCGCCGATCAAAGGGCCCGCGCCAGGCATCGGTGGCGGGGGCGGCGAGTCCGTGGAGCCCGACCTGACGCCGCCGCCGACACCCACCGGCGCGCAGGTCACGCCGACCTTCAACACGCTCATCATCGAGCACGACCTGCCGACCTACACGCAGGGGCACGGCCACGCCCGCACCCGCGTCTATGGCGCGCAGTGGGTCAGCGGACCGCTGCCGACGTTCTCGTCGGCGGAGCTGATCACCGAGTTCACCGGCACCGTGTTCGCCCATCCGACGACGCTGGGCACGACGTGGCACATCTGGTTGAAGTGGGTCAGCGAGGACGGCGTCGAGTCATCGATCCCGGCCGGCGGCACGAATGGCATCGCGCGCACGACGGGCAAGGTCGGCAACAGCGACCTCGGCCCGCTGATCGTCGAGGCCGGCAACTTGGCCAACGGTGCCGTCTCGGCCGCGAAGCTGGCCGCGCAGGCGGTGGACCTCACGAAGTTCGCTAGCGGCATCGAGCCGGCGACGATCGTCGGCGCCGTGCCCGGCAGCTTCGTCACCCGGCTGGTCTTCAACACCGGCGACTGGAAGCTCTATCGCTGGAACGGGACCGCCTACACGGCGACGGTACCGGCGACCGACCTCACTGGCCAGATCGTCGCAACGCAGATCACCGACGGGGCGATCACGACGCCGAAGATGGCGGCGAACTCGATCAGCGGCGACCGCATCCAGGCCGGCACGCTCGACGCCAGCAAGATCGTCGCCGACAGCATCACGGCCGGCCAGATCGCGGCCGGAGCGATCGGCGCCAGCGAGATCGCCGCCGGGGCAATCACGACGGGAAAGCTGCTGGTGACGGGACGAGGCGCTGCCCTGAACGATGACCCGGCGGTGCAAGACATCTCTGCTTGGAACTGCACGCACTCGATGAGCGTCGGCACTGGCGGGGTTCTTCGCTTCGAGAACGGCACGACGACGGCCGGAGCAATCGGCTCGCGGTACGTCACTGTGTTCGGCGGCACCACAGATGTGTGGTTCTGGTCCCGGCGGGTCCCGGTGGCGCCGAACAAGACCTACAAGGCCGTCGCGAACCTTTACGCGGGTGCCGGGAACAACCGGAACATGTATGTGTTCCTTCGGATGTGGCGTGCCAATGGCACGGAGGTCGGTGGCGGCGATACAGGTTGGGGCGGAACCCTGTCTGGATACGTCTACGGTGGACTGCCTCCGACGAATGTGTGGACCCGCCAAGGCGCGCTCTTTGGCGCGAACACTCCACGACCCATCCCTGCCGATGTGGTTGAAATCGCTGTGGGGGTCTGGTTCCAGTATTCCGACGGTACCGGAGCCGTGCAGCAGGCAGCGCAGGACATTCGACTGGAGGAAGCGATCGGCGCCGACCTCATCGTCGATGGCGCCATCATCGCCAGCAAGCTGTCGGCCGGCGCCATCGCGGTCGGCTCCGCAGCGATCCAGGACGGTGCCATCCGCAACGCCCTGATCGAGAACCTCGCCGTCGACAACGCGAAGATCGCCGATGGCGCCATCAGCACCGTCAAGATCGGCGACGCGCAGATCACCAACGCGAAGATCAAGGACGCTGCAATCACGCACGTCAAGATCCTCGACGGCGAGATCACCAACGCGAAGATCCAAGACGCGGCGATCACCTCGGCCAAGATCGGCAACGCGCAGGTCAACCTCGTCCACATCAACACCGCGTCGATCGGCAGTCTGTCGGCGGTGTCGGCCACGATCGGCGTGCTGCGCACCGTGCCGTCGGGCGCGCGGGTCGAGATCCGCGACAACCTCATCCAGGTTTTCTACTGGAACGACCAGGAGGCCGTGCGGATCTCATCATGACGTTTCGGTGCCGCGACCTCAGCGGGAACATCATCTTCGACGCCGACACGATGCCGACGGCTGGGGTGTGCCTCGGTGCCTTCGACATCCCAGCGGGCGTGGCGTTCTCGCAGACCTTCCCCGGCTACACCGGCTCCACCATTCGCGTCCTCGACGCCCGCGGTTCGACGGCCTGGGGCTACACGGTGGACAACGATCTGGGCTATCCGCGCGTTACCTCACCAGCCGTCGCCGGCGATCGCTATTCCGTCACCGTCTGGGCGATGACGAAGCCGTCGTTGACGCCCCCGACTGGGATCGTGGTGACCCGGGCCGACCAGACCTCGATCGTGCTCGCGCCAGGCGGCACCGGGCTTTACTACCTCGGCAGCGCGTCCGTGGTCTCCACGACGGCGAACTCGGGGCTCCTCACCGGCTCGGGCTCGATGGGCTATCACACGCTGGAGTTCACCTCGTCGGTGCCCATCATCCCGGTGCTGGAGGTGCTCCAGGGCTACCACACCCAGCTGATCGAGGTCACGCGCCCGACCTCGACGCTGTACCGATTCAAGGCGCGGCGCTGCGATCAGTCCAGCTCGGATGCCACAGGCTTCGCGACCCTGTTGGCGCCGCGCATCCTTTGCTACGGGCGCCGGACGTCGCCGATCGGCCCGCCGTTCTGCTACGTGAAGCGAGAGAACGGTGAACTGGCATGGGACCTCATGGCCGGGCAGAACGTCCTGCTCGGCGCCCTTGCGACGCCCACCATCGCAGCTTCCGCCGGGTCGCAGAGCTTCGCCGTCGGCAACGCCTCGGAGACCTATGGCGTGATCGGACCGAACGGCGGCTTCCGCAGGACCGGCACGGTGTCCGGCGCGACATGGCGGATGCGCGAGCTGGAACGGATGTTCAACCGGTCCAGCGACGGCAACCTCGTCTCCAACGAGATCGCGACTTTCTCCTACCTCGCGGACTCGAACGAGACCTCGAGCCTGCAGTACGTCGCGCCACTCTTCGTCACACGTCACACGGGGATTTGAAATGGAACTGCTCCAAGAGATCAGCCTCAACGGGCTGCCGCTGACCTACCACCGAATCGAGACCATGGAGGTTGACCTGCTGCGCGCCGTGGTGTCGCTGCGCGTGCAGTCCTGGTTCAGCCAGGCCGCGGCCGACTCCGGATCGCCGCCGCACCGCGCGCACGCCGTCGTCTCCATCGGAGACCCGCAGGAACTGGGGACGGTGCTGCTGCGGGCGCTGAACGGCGGGCCGCTGCAGGGCGCGCAGATCCTGCCGCCGCCGACGCCGCCAACGGCGCAAGACCCGTCGGCCTGATGCGGGGCCAGCGTGCCAAGGATGGCAGTCTGGCGCGATGAGCGCAGAGCTGGTTTTCAACCTCACCGAGGTCGCCGACTTCATGCGGACGCGGTTGCCCGGCTTCCGCCTCTGCGAAGGGGCACGGGCCATCGGCCTGCGCCGCGACGGCGTCATCGTCGCCGGGGTCATCTACGAGGGGTTCAACGGGCCCAACATCTGGATGCACGTCGCGGCGGTGCCCGGCCGGCGCTGGCTGACCCGGGAGTACCTGCTGGCCTGCTTCCGCTACCCGTTTGAGGTCTGTGGGGTGCAGCGGATCACGGGCTACGTGGACGCCAGCAACACGGATGCGCGGCGCTTTGATGAGGCGCTCGGTTTCAAGGAAGAGGCACGCCTGAAGGGCGCCGCAGAGGATGGCGGTGATGTGATTCTCTATGTGATGCGTCGAGAGGATTGCCGCTATGGGACGGTTTCACCGAACTGACTTCGACCTGCTGCCGGAACACGCGTTCCGGCCGCGGGCAGGCCGCCGTGGCGGCATGACCCTGGAGGGCGGCGGCAAAGGCAGCAGCGCGCCGGCTCCCGATCCGCGTCTCGTCGAGGCGCAGATCAAGTCCATGGGCATCCAGGACAACGCGATTCAGCAGATGCTGGCCAACAGCAACGAACTCGCGCCGCTGCAGAAGCAGCAGCTGCAGTTTGCGCTGGACAGCAGCAAGACGGCCTACGAGCAGTCCCAGTCCGACCGGCAGTGGCTGCTGTCGCGCCGGGACCAGCTGTCGGGCATGCAGGACAAGCTGGTCAAGGAAGCCCAGGACTTCAACACCGACGCGCGCCGCGAGGAACTCGCCGGCCAAGCCATGGCCGACGTCAACGCCGCGGCATCGAGTGCGCGCGACCAGTCCGCGCGCAGCATGGCGCGGATGGGCATCAATCCGGCCAGCGGCCGCGCCGCCGCTATGGACCAGCAGCTGCAGCTCACGCAGACCGTGGCCGGCGCCGGTGCCGCGAACAACGCCCGCACCGCGGCGCGAGAGGAGGGCCGCGCCCTGACCGACCGTGCCGTCAACGCGCTGGCCGGCTACCCAGCGATGAGTTCGCAAGCAACGACCACCGGCGCCGCGCTTGGCGGCAGTGGCGTCGGCCTGACGTCGGCTTCCCTCGCAGGGCAGAACTCGGGCTATGGCTCAGCAGCGCAGATCGCTGCCCAGATGGGTGCCAACGCCACGAGCATGTGGGGCCAGCAGGCCTCCTACAAGACGCAGCAGGACCAGCTCAACCAGGGCGAAGGCTTTGGCGGTCTGCTAGGTGGCCTGGGCGGTCTCGCAGCCGGCGTCGGTTCGCTGTACGGCAGCGGGCTCTTTGGAAAGAAGGGGTGATCGATATGGCTCGACGCAGCGGATTCTCGGACTTCGTTCGGAACTTCGGGCTCGCCTATGACACGACGCGACGGGTCGGTGACGACATCCAGCTCGCTCAGATCGCGAATGCCAAGCCTGAGCAGTCGCAGGGCTTCACGGCTGAGGACGGCAAGCAGCTCGAGGCCATCGCCAATGCGAAGGACGCCGACGGGAAGCCGCTCTACACGCTCACCGCCAACGAGGACGGCAGCTATGACGTCGCGTCGGCCGCGGACCCGTCGATGCGCGGCACCGTCGCGCAGCGCGGCGTCACCGACTTCCTCGGCAACCGTACCGCCGGGACCCTGACCGATGACCAGGTCACCTCGGCGCGCCAGCAGGCCATGGCCGGCGTGATCTCGCGCACCAATCCCCTTGCCGGCATGCAGATGCTGAACAGCATCAAGCAGGGGCTGCGCGATGACCAGCGCTTCGGCTGGGAGCAGGCCACCAATGAGCGAGCGCTGCGCAAGGCGGACCAGGCCGACGCGGACGAGGAAGCCATTCGCGGCGCCGACGCGGCGACCTCCGAATGGCTGCAGAACCGCCTGCGCGGCGAGGATGGAACGACCCGCGCGGGCACGGTGGACGACCACCTCGCGGCCTCCAGCTTCCGTGCGATGAAGCTGGCGGAGGCAGGCCGGCTCAACGAGGCGAGCCAGGTCTACCGCGACTACGCGGCGCAGTCGATGATCAAGCTGCAGATGGAGGGTGCCGAGCGCGAGCAGGCGCTGGGCAAGGCCTCGGCTGCGCTGGCGGCCGGGGACCTGGACGGCGTGAAGGACTTCTACAACCGCTTCATCCCCGACGGCGCCCACGTCACCAGCGTCACGCGCGGCAAGGGCGGCCAGATCGTGATCGAGCGAGAGACCTCGGACGGCCGCAAGCTGCCGTCGACGGTGATGAAGGACACCGGCCAGCTCGCGTCGGCGCTGACCGCGTTCAAGGATCCGATGGCGATCTACAACTACGCGCAGAACGAGTTCCGGAACAACCTGGCCATCCGGGCCGACAACCGGGCCGCAGCCGCGAACAGCAGGGAGCAGGCCGCCTTCGACGCCCAGGCGCCGCAGCGCCAACTCGCGAGCACGGTGGCGACGCTGCAGCTCGGCCTGGGCAACACCGACGACCCGAAGGAACGAGCCGACATCTCCGCCAAGCTCGGCGCCGTGACCGCCGGTGCCTTCGGTGCCAAGAAGGACCCGCCGACGGGGTACCGCTGGAAGACGGACGGCAGCGGGCACCTCGAGCCCATCCCGGGCGGTCCGGGCGACAAGGCCGGCGCCCCGGGCAAGATCCCGGGCGAGGTGCAGCGGATGAACATCGCGATGCGCTCACTGAAGCAGGGCTTGAACGAGTACGAGACCGAGCTGAAGCGCTTCAACCCGCGAAACCCTGGCGATCAGGTCTCGCCCGAGGCCCGCGCGCGGATCCAGTCGCTGGTCGCCGACTTGCAACTGCAGTTCAAGGAAGCCCAGGCGCTGGGTGCGCTGGCCGGACCGGACATCGAACTCATCAACAAGGCCCTGGCGAGCCCGACGTCGTTCCAGGGCGCTTCCTTTGGCCGGGACGGTCTCTACGCTCAGCTCGGCGAGGTCCGCAAGGCGCTCGACCGCCGCGAGGCCGCGATCGCGCGGGAGTTCAACCTGCCCGCGCCGGCTGGCGCCGCCTCGCAGCCCGCGGCGGCGCCGGCAGCGGCCGCCGCCTCGGGCGCGGCGACGGACTACAGCAACCTCTGGGGAGGCAAGAAGCCATGACCAAGAAGTGGGCCGAGGTCATCGCGACGCCTGAGTTCCGCGCGCTGAAGCCTGAGGACCAAGAGGCGGCGCGGGCTCAGTACTTCGCAGAGGTTGTCGCCCCTCAAGTCCCCAAGGACCAGGTCGACGCCGCGCGGTCGCAATTCGATGCCGAGTACGGGATCGGCGGCTCGCAGGTCCAGGCGCCGGCTGCTCCGCAGCGCAGTACCGGGCAGGAGATCGCGCGGCAGCTCGGTCTCACGGTGCGTCACAGCATCGCTGGGCTCACCGCGCTGCCGGGCATGGCGGCCGACGTCCTCGGCGCCGCGTACAACAAGACGGCCGACGCCGTCGCTGGCGAGAACAACGGGTTCCGCTTCCTGCCGACTTCAGTGGCGCTGCAGCGGAACATGACCACGGCGGGCCTGCCGGCACCCGAGACCGCGACCGAGCGCGTCGTCGGCGATGCCGCCGGCGCGATGGCCGGCGCGGGCGCGTCGGCGGCCGTGGGTAAGGTCCTGTCCGGGTCGGCCAGCAGTGTTGCCGCCAACGTAGGCACGAAGCTCCAGCAGGGCATGGGAGCCCAGACCGCAGCCGCCGCCAGCGGCGGCACCGCCGCCGGCGTCACTCGCGAGAACGGTGGCGGCATCGGCGCGCAGATCGCGGCCGGGGTCATCGGCTCCCTGCTGCCGGGCGGCGCGCCGGCGCTGGCGCGCGAAGGGACTCGGCGCCTGCTTCGCGGCGGCGAAGAGGGCCGCCAGCGCGTCGAGCAGGCCGTCCAGCTCTTCGACGAGGCCGCGGGCACGACGCCGAGCCTCGCGCAGGCGACGCAGGGGCGCGTCGCGACCGCTCTGGAGTCCGGGCTCGCGAAGGTTCCCGGCGGCGCCGGCGTGATCTCCAAGTTTGCGCAGCGCCAGGCCGACGACATGCAGGCCGCCGTGCAGAAGCTGTCCGATGACCTCGCGCCCGGCGCCAGTGCGGTCAACGCGGGCGAGGCCATCAAGCGGGGTGTCGAGACGTTCAAGCGCGGCTTCAACGAAGTGCAGGCCGGGCTCTACGAAGAACTCGGGGAACTGCTGCCCAAGGGCCAACCCATCGCGGTCGATCGCACGCGTCAGGCGCTGGCCGAGATGAATGCAGGGATCGAAGGCGCTCCGAACCTGTCGAAGTGGTTCAAGAATGCCAAGATCCAAGGCATCGAGAAGGCGCTTGGCGACGATCTCAACCTTTCGACCCAGGTGCCCGGGCAGAGCTCCGTGATGCCGATGGCTTCGCCACCGCCCGCGCTGCCCTACGAGGCCATCAAGAAGCTGCGCACGCTGGTGGGAAAGGAGATCACCGACGGCTCGCTGGTGTCGGATGTTCCTCGATCGAAGTGGCGGGCCCTTTATGGGGCGCTGTCTGAAGACCTCGGCGACGCCGCCAAGGCCGCGGGGCCGCGAGCAGAGGAGGCCTGGGCGAAAGCCAACGACTACACCTCCAAGCACATGCAGCGCCTCGAGGAGCTGTCGGGCATCGTTGGCCGCGACGCGCCGGAGAAGGTCTTTTCGGCCGCGATCGCAGGCACTGCCGAGGGCGACACCATCATCAAGCGCGTGATGTCGGCGCTGCCGCTGGAGGAGCGCAACCAGGTCGCGGCCGCGGTGCTCCAGCGCATGGGGCGCGCCACCGCCGGCCAACAGAACGCCATGGGCGACGCCTTCTCGCCCGAGACGTTCTTGACCAGCCTGGCCAAGATGAGTCCGCCGGCGCGGCAGACGATCTTCGGCGCCACGAGTTCGGACGACCTGCTCAAGCGCCTCGGTCAGATCGCGAAGATCTCGGAGACCCGGCGGGAGGGCAGCAAGGTCTTCGCGAATCCGAGCGGGACCGCCGGCGCAGGCGCGCAGATCGCGGTGGGGTCCGGGCTTGGCACGGCTGGGGTCCATGCGTTGAGCACCGGCGACGTGCTGCCGGTACTTGCCGCGACGGCGCCCATCGTGGGCTCCAACCTCGCGGCCCGCGTGATGACCTCGCCGAGGGTCCTGAGGATGGCGGCCAGTCGCACGCAGCTCTCTGACGGTGCTCCCGCGGTGGCCGTTGGCGCGGCAAGCCGCCTGAACAGCGCCGGTGACCTCGATCCCAGCGAGCGCGCCGTCGGCGAGGTCTACATGACCCCGCGCGGTCGCTTCGTCTGGCTCGGCAACGGTTGGGGGCCTGCGCGATGAGCGATCTGCAGCCCTTGACCGACGCCGAGGTCTTCGGTGCAGCGCAGCCCAGCGTGGACGCCAGCGCGCCCCAGGTGCTGACGGACGCCGACGTGTTCGCGCCGGCGGCACCCCAAGCCGGCGGAGCGCCCGGCGCTGTGACCTGGTTCAACGATGCCGGCGGCGACAGCCTGGGCGGCCAGTTCGCTGTCGTCGACCTTGGCGACATCACGGCCTCACACGACGCCGATCTCCGGCCGCGCGACGAACACGACGCGGGCATCGCGACTCAGGGCCGAGAGCGGGCGGACCTTGAGCAGCGTGTCGGCAACATCGTGCGGAACTTCGACCCCGCCCAGCTCGGCGCAGCGGAGACCGCAGCCGAGGGGGCTCCCGTGGTCGGCGAAGACGGCCACGTCGAGGACGGCAACGCCCGGGCCATCGCGCTGCAGCGGGTCTTCCTGGCCAACGGCCAGAAGGCGGAAGACTACCGGCAGTACCTGCGAGAGCAAGCGCCAGCGCTGGGCATCGACCCGGCCGTTATCGATGAGCTGCGCAAGCCGGTGCTGGTCCGGGTCCGGACGACGCCCACGGACCGTGCTGCCGTGGGCAGAAAGCTCGGCGACGTCGACCTCGTGCCGACGATGCGCGAGTCGTCGACCGAGCTGGCTCAGGCGATCGGAAGCGGCGAACTCGACCTCGAGGCCGAGGGCGGGCTCAGCCCGGAGACCAAGGACATCTTCTCGTTCCTGGCGAACAGCGCGGACCGCCCGGACGAGATCAGCGACATCATGACCGCGGCGAGGAGCGTGCTCGATGGCCTACCTGCAGAAGACGCCGTCCGGCGATACCTTGGCCAAGACCAAGAAGCTGGCGACGACCCTGGAATCGAACCCGCGGCTGCGCCGCGCGATGGCGGCGGTGATCCGCGCAATCAGGGACCGGGCGGAGAGCCTGGCGGGCTAGAGGACTGGCAGGACTTCCCCGCCGAAAGCGGGCACCGCGGCATCGCGCGCGAGGACATGCCGCAGATTCGAGCCGAGCACCGCGGCGCCCTGACGCAGTTCCTGCTGGCGCGCGGGATCCCTCACGAGCAGGACGAGATCGCCGCCGAAGACCTGAAGCCAACGCAGGCCCGATGGTCGCCTGCCAAGGTCGCCGAGGCGGCGAACCGCGAGGGAGGGGAGAGGTCGATCCTGATCTCGTCTGATGGGCACGTCATGGATGGACACCATCAATGGCTCGCCGCACTCGCGAACGAGGCGCCGGTGAGAGTCATCAGGTTTGCGGCGCCGCTGGATCAGCTGCTCGAAGAGGCCAAGCAGTTCCCGAGTGCAGGGGCCGCCGCGTAGGGGCGGCTCAGTGGAGCCAGCCGAAGGTCTTGATGCCGGCCCAGGCCAGGTAGCCGACGAAGAACACCACGATCGCGGCGAGGGCGAGGACCTGCAGAACGATGCCGTTCTCGTCCTTGTTCTTCAGGCGCGTGTTCTCGGCGCGCAGCAGATCCTGGGCCTCTTGCAGGCTCATCGGACGGGCGTTGGGATCGAACTTGTACGCCATGAAGCCAGCATACCAGCCGGCGATGCGTCGCCTCCACCCGAGGAAAGTCCCACCGACGCGGAGCTGGCGCTCCGCCAGCAGCACCGTGCCCTGCAACTGGTCGGCGCACACAGCCCGATCCAGCAGCAGCACTTCGCGGGCGACATGGCCGGCCACGGCGGCGGCCTGCTTTTGAAGCGGTCGCGCCACTGCCATCTCCCCCGTCCGCGGATCGATGGAGCGTTCGGCGATCGTGGCCGCGATCTCGTCGGCCAGCTTCATCGGCGGCAGTGCGACGGTGCCGCCGTCTGCCGCATAGATCTGCTCGATGCGCTGCCGCGTCGCTCGCAGCGCCGGATCCCGACGCGTGCCATCCAGCGTGCTGGCCAGGAACGAGCGCCAGGCGCCGCCCAGCGTTCGGCGCAGGCCGTGATGGCCGACGACCTCGTGCGCGATGACTTCGACGGCTCGGCGCTGGTCCAGCGCGCCAGCGACGAGGAACGTCTCGCCGCGGCGGGATGCGCCTTCGGCGTCGCTCGGCGCGGGAAAGGGGAGATCGGCTGCCGTCGGCACCACATGGATCGGCGGGCAGTCGCGCCACTTCGACGAGAAGTACTCCGCGATCGCATCGATGCGATCGGTCGAGGCCTCTTGTTCTGCTGCGGTCATGTGGGTGCGGGTCACGGCGCGACGATGGGCGCGATCCTACCCGCGCGGCTAGGCCGGCGACACCCGCGAGTACGGGCGTCGGGCGACGTGGCGCGAGGCTCACACCCCCCGAATCTCGCGATAGGGGCTCCACTCCTAGGCCGTTACAGTGCTGATACAAACAAATAAGCTGAGGGATGGGATGAAGGTGATCTGGCGATTGGTCGGAATGGCGCACGCGGTGATCGCAGGCAGTGTGATTGCACTCGGGATCGTTCATTGGCGAGGTGGCGGCAGCGACGTCTTCGGTCACGCGGTCTTCGCGGCGGTGATGCTGCTGGCCTCGTACTGCTTCTTGGCGCTGAGCGGAGGCCGAGCCGGCGCCGAAGAGCGCACCTAGTGGCGCGCTACAGTCGGCGGCATGTGCAACCTCTACCACATGAGCCCGCGCGACGACTTCGAGATCTACGTGCGCCGGCACCTTGGCAAGCTGTGGCTCCCAGAGGCGGCGCCCGCGGGCATCAAGCCGACCGTGGGCCCGTTCGACACAGGCCTGTTCCTTCGCTCGGACGGCGAGGGTGGGGCGGTCGGTGAGTTCGGTCAGTGGGGGCTGATCCGACCCGGCGCGCCGACGCGCAAGGACATGATGCAGCCGAAGACGGTGCCAGGTAAGAAGCCCCCGGCGCCGCGGCCGCGCAGCACGAACAACTGCCGCACCGAAACCGTTGCCACGAGCCCGACCTTCCGGGCGGCCTGGAACGAGGGGCGGCGCTGTCTGATCCCCGCAACCTGGTACCAGGAACCGAACTGGGAGACGGGCAAAAACATCTGGTGGCAGCTGCGCCGCGCCGACGGCCTACCCTGGATGCTGGCCGGCATCTGGAACACGTGGACCGACCCGGCCACCGGCGAGATCGTGCCGAACTTCACCATGTTGACGTGCAACTGCGACGACCATCCGATGCTGGCCCGCTTGCACAAGCCGGACCCGAAGCTGCCGGCGGACAAGCAGGACAAGCGGGCCGTGGTCCACGTCGAGCCCGAGCATTGGGCGACATGGCTGACCGGGACGGTCGACGAGGCTCGCGCGCTGATTCAGCCTGCGCCGGTTGAGGTCTTCGACCAGGCCGACGCGGTCAAGACCGATGAGCTGCTCGCCCGCCTCGTCTAGGCGATTTCCAACGGCGGGGTACCAAGTTGGGGGGAGCTGTCCGCTCATCATTGGCCGTAGACTGCATCTGGGCGTGCAGCGCTGCTGTAGCCCCCTGCGTTTCCTCCCTGAGCAGGAGCCTTAGCGATGACAGCGCAAGGCTTTCAGGCCTCGGCCACGCGCCGAGGCCTTCTTTCTTCGGCGACCCGTCTCGCGAAGACTCCACCGCCCGCCTTCAACTGCCCGGCTGGGACAAGCCGAAGGTGTGGCACCGCGGGCTGGCGGCGCCACTCATTTACCTTCGGGGCTCGCGAGCAGCTCGAGCGTGGTGCGAAGCATCTCGGCCGAATAGTTCCGAGCGTCTTGCAGTTCGCGCGCCATCCGCTCCGCCTTCGGACGGTCGAGCTGCGCCACAGCGGCGCTGAGTTCGAGGCTAAGTCGGTGGGCGTGGGACTCGGCCTCTTGCCAAGTCGTGAGGGCTTGCAGCAACGTTGGCGCCATGCCCTGATCGAGCAAGGCCGGTGCCGGACGGCCTCACTGGCGCCCTGGACAGCACGCGCATCAAGGTCTCCAGGGGTACCGGCTTCACCAAGTTGGCGTTGAACAGCGTCGGCTCGTAGGCCACGTGGTCGCCAGTTCGGCCGTTTGCCGACATGGACACGAGCAGAATCTCCCCTGAGTACCGCCGGCGTGCTGCCACGGCAACCGCCATGGCGCTGCCGGCTCGAAGGTATGGCTCCATGACGACGGCGTCGATGCGCTCGGACTCCAGTCGCAGTAGGGCCTCTTTCACTGTCGCAGCACTCAGCGGCCGCCATCCCTGGGAGGCGAACCAAATCGCAAAGACTTCCGTTGTGTCCGGATAGTCGTCCAGAAGCATGACGGTGGGCTGGGCGGCGAACACGCGCGGATCGTAGCTCTACGTGCTTTCCGAATGCGCGATCGTTACAACTGCCGCCCTTGGCTACGGTCGGTGGCATCGGCCGCCGTCGCGGGGCCCGTGATCTGTAGGGGCTCGATGCTGACGAACTCCTCGGCCAGCGCTTCGTCGAGGTCCTCGCCGTCCAGGCGCAAGACCAGGGCCGGGAATTCCAGGTGCGCCGCATCCAGGGCCGCCAGCTCGGCGTCGCGCCACGGCCGGGCCGCAGCGCTGGGCGGCGAGCCGACGCCGTAGGCCTGGCCGCCCGCGGCGAGAAACGCCGCGACCACGCCGGCGCCCCCGCCGAGGTGCTCCTCCAGCACGCGGCGGATAGTGCGCTCAGCGCCGTCATGATCGCGCGCCAGCACGGCGACTTGGTGCATTCGGAGGACGTAATTCATGGCACTCGGAGCTCGCTGTTTTCCGACTAGCGGTGCAGGTTGTGGGCGCCGTGGTCGCGTGGATCGACTCGGGCGGGCGGCGGAGCCGGAACACCGGTCCTGCCCCATAGGGTCAACGGGACCGACGCTTGGCCCCCCACGTTGATCGTCGACTGGATCTCTTCACAGACCTCCGGCGGAAGCTCCCACATGGCCCAGCTCTGCCGCAGCGAGACCTCCGTACCGTCGATCTCCTCCCGTTCGATGCCGGTGACCGACCAGTAGGCACCGCTGGCGAAGATCACCGTCGCATCCCACAGCGGGCGAAGCTCGTCATTGTCAAGCCCGCGATCACCGTTCAGGGGGACTAGGCGGGCGATGCGCACTGTCCGCCGGGAGGTCGGGTCGAAGCCTTCGGTGAGCCTGAAGCGGCCGCCCTTCGTGGTCGTGACGTGATGTTCCGTGGGCACCTTGCGGCCGCGGCGGAACAGGGGAGTTGCGAGGCAAAACATACTGTATCTTTATACAGTATTTGGGCGACGGTGGCGTGGGAACGGTCGGCCGCAGAGTGAACAACTGCGCGGGCCGTCAACAGCCGTTTGTTCCCAAGAGTCGGCCGCTAGGCCGCGCCAATGCTAGGATGTTGGCTAAGATTGTGATTCTGGTTGTCGTGGGTTCGAGTCCCATCAGCCACCCCACCGAATAAGACAACGCCGACAATGACTTAGGTCTTGTCGGCGTTTTCCGTTGGGCGCCGTGAAACCCGCGAATGATGGGTTTATTTCCCAATTTGGGAAATCGCGGTCAATTCGCCGACCGCGGGACCTCCTTGTTGCGGTCATAAACCTGCGCCGTCGTGGCGGGGTTCTTGTGGATGTCCGGCAGCTTCCCGGTCTGCTGTTTGTGCAGCGTCACGTAGTACGCGCGCAGGTCGTGGAAGGTGAACCGGTCTTCGGCCTTCAGTGCCCCGGCCTTCATGGCGGCATGCACGCTGCGCTGCCAGAGCGTCTTGAAGCCGTCCGCCGTGTACTGGTTGCGATCGCGCGTCGGGAAGACGTAAAGGCATTCGCGGTCGCTTCGAATGGCCTCAAGGCGGTCCAGCAGCTGCGACAGCTGGGAACGCAAGCGCGGTGACCCGCTCTCGGTGGCCCAGCAGTTGGAGCTGATCTGATGTCCCACCCCGCACCGCCATACCTTGCCGACACCAAGGCCAAGGGCTGGCGCTTCGAACTCGACTACGAGCAGGTCGAGCAGTCCGACACCTGGGACCTCGCACCGCCGGGGGCCAAGCCCTGGCTGCTCATGATGTGGTTCGCTGCATGGCGCCAGGCGCCGTGCGGCAGCCTGCCTGCCGACGAGGAGGTGCTGCCGGCGAAGTTCGGCATGCCCGCCGAGCTCTGGCAGCAATACCGCCGCGTCATGCTGCGCGGCTAGTGGGAAGCCAGCGACGGCAGGCTGTACCACGAGACCCTCGCCGCGCGCGTGCTGGAGATGCTGCGGCGCCGCCGCAGCGATGCCGATCGCCAGGCGCTGAACCGTTCGAAGAAGCCGGCGAAGGGTGCGCCGAGCCCGGCTCTGGATCCCGCACCGGTACCGCCCCCGCCGACCACCCCGGCGCCTCCGGCATCCGATCCCATACCTGCTGAAGTCACTGACGTGTCACGCGTGACACCAGCCGGATTCCACCGTGAATCCAGCACCGACCACCGAATACCGAATACCGAATACTGAATACAGAGCATTAGCACCCGCCAACGACGCTCCCCCCGCGGGCGCGCGCGAGGCGCCGCCACCGCCACCGCCACCGCCACCGCCACCGCCACCCGCGACCACGGTTGCCGTCGGTCCGGGCGTCGCCGGCATGCTGTGCCGTCGCCTCAAGGCGCTCGGCATCGGCAACGTCAACCCGAGCAACGTGCGGCTCACCACGCTGCTCGGGGCCGGTGCGACGCCCGAGGAGTTCGTCGCCTCCGTGCCCAAGGCGCTCAGCGCCAAGGACCCCTTCGCCTACCTGCTCGGCATCGTCGAGGGCGAGCGAATCCGCGCCGCCCAGCTGATGCGGCAGGTCCACCACGGGCCGATGCCGTCACAGCCGCAATCCGCCTTCGCTGAGCGCCGACAGCGCCAGCTCGCCGTCGCCGGGGCGCTCACCGGCAAGCCGATGCCGGCACCGCCGCCGGTCCAGCCCGTCGAGGTCATCGATGCAGAAACTCGACTCCTCCCGTGAGCCCGCGCCGGCGGCGCTGCCCGACCACTGGATAACGCGGATCTTCTCCGTGCTCCGCAGCACCTACGGCGCTGCCTTCGATCGCCAGTGGGAGTGCCCGCCCGGGCAAGACCCGGCCCTGTACGCGCAGCAGCTGCGTCGCCACGGGGCGGTGGAGCTGCGGGCCTACGGCCGCGAGCAGACGGTGCAGGCCATCGCCTGGGCGCTGGAGCACCTGCCGCCGGCGCCGCCCAACCTGGTCGAGTTCAAGGCGCTGTGCCGCAGCGCGCCGCGACCGGTCGTCGCCGCGATCTCGTACAGCCGATCCGACCGCTCGCGCGTCGCCAGCGAATTGCAGCGCATCGCGGAAGTCACCGACCGACTGCGCAGTCAACCGGGCGGGAACGCACGGAACTGGGCCTACAGGCTCGCCGAGCGGGCGAGGGAAGAGCTCCGCCTCACCCTCGACCAAAAAAAATGGGCTCTGATCGACGCCGGCGTCATCAAGGCCGAGGAGCCGCGGATGTGACCACGATCGCCGAGATGCTGCCGGTCTTCACCTTCGCCCAACAGCGGGCGACCTGCGAGGCTTGCCGCCACGTCCAGAGACGGGTGCTCGAGAGTTTTCGGGCCAGCACCGTCGTGCTGAAGTGCGGGACCTCCAAGAACACGAACAGCAACTCCTGCAGCCTGCTGCGCGCCCCTGGCCAGCCCTGCGGCTCTTGATGCCAAGCTCTTCGAGGGCCTCGCATGAGCCGCCCAGTGCAGATGTCGCTGCGCGACTTCCTGGATCTCAAGGCCCGCGTCGCCGGCCAGCCGACGCAGCAGCAGCTCCGCGATCAGCCCAGGCCGCCCAAGGGCCGCAGCAAGTACGGGAACCGCAAGGTGCAGGAGGGCGATCTCACGTTCGACTCGAAGGCAGAGCACCGGCGGTGGCATCAGCTGCTGGTCCTGCAGCGGGCCTGCGAGATCACCGAGCTGCAGCGCCGGGTCCGGTACGAGCTGATCCCGGCCACGGTCGGGCCCGACGGCAAGAAGCGTCGGCCCACTGCCTACGTCGCCGACTTCGTCTACCGCACCAAGGATGGCAAGGTCGTCGTCGAAGACGTCAAGGGCGTCGTCACCCCCGAGTTCAAGCTGATGCTGGAGCGCCACGGCATCGGGATCCTGGAAGTCCGGAGCTGACCATGCGCTACGTCGCCTGCATCGCCGCGCTGATCGTCGGCCTCGTCGCATCGCACCTCGGGGTCGCGGAGGCCCCGATCGCCTTCATCCTGGCCCTCTGGCTGGCCCTCAACGAGAAATGACCACTGGATCCACCCCGAAGCGGGAGCGCTTCGCCCAAGAGATCGTCCGAGGCGCAAGCCAGTCGGAGGCCTATCGCATCGCGTTCAAGGCTGACCGCATGAAGCCGGACACCATCCACAAGCGGGCCTCGGAGCTGATGCGGGACGGGTGGGTTAAGGCCAGGGTGGCCGAATTGGCCGCCGGCGTGGAGCGCGAGCTGACCATCGAGGTCGCCGACCTGCTGCGCGAGGCCGGGCGCATCGTCTTCTCCGACATCCGCAAGATCACCAAGCCCAACGGCAGGTTGATGCTGCCGCACGAGCTGGACGCCGACACCGCGGCCGTGATCAAGTCCTTCGAGATCGACAAGGACGGGGCCATCAAGTACGTGTTCTGGGACAAGAACAGCGCGATGGAGCGGCCGTTCAAGCACAAGGGCCTGTTCGAGCTGGACAACAAGCAGAAGGCCGACCCGCTGGCGGAGCTGCTGGGAGCGCTGAAGGGCAACGTCGTCGGGCCGGTGGCTCAGGAGGGGAAGGGCTAATACGAAATCGGCGCGCTGTCGCGCAGCGTAGGATCGCCGCCGGTCGAGGTGGCATCTCGTCGCGCTCACACGGCGCGGCGGACGTCACGAGCCCGCGAAAACCGACAGCCGTGTGGAGTGAGGATCTCCGCAACTGTCGATACATCTTGCAAACCTTCAAATGACTAGAACCTTCGCCCAATCTGCTGCGATAGCGGTCGCCACTTTTCTTTTGTCAGCCTGTCATAGCCTATATAGGGTTGATGAGCGCATGTCCGGCACATCAATTGAGTTCGTGAACGCCGATCAGTATTTTATGTACTTCTTTGAAGGTGAGCCTGGGTGTGCGAAAGTTGTGAAACTGCCTCCGGAATATGAGCCATTTAGGGGCGACGCAAAACCGCTGCCGCTCCTTCCAGGTCGCGAGTTCATGTTTAGTATGGGGGCGGCGAAACCTCAGGGCTACTTCGTCCAAAGCTGCATTTCCACGGTTGCATTCACTCCAGAAGCCGGTGCGAAATACCGGGCACGATTCGTCGTGGAGCCTGATCGTTGCGCAGCCGTCGTTGTCAAAACGTCGAGCGTTACCAATCAATTTATGAACATTCCTGAGCCGTCGCTCCGGAAAATCGATAAGAACGATACTCTCTGCTTCAAGTGAGGCCAGCCGCGAACGTCATAAATTAGTCGTCTCCAATTGCGAGCGTCCGTACCAAGGATGGCAGTCTGCCCGCTCCTCAAGCCTAGGAGCGGCAGATGACCCCCTCCATCTTCGACCTCGACGGCACGCTGGCGCTGATCGAGCACCGGCGGCACCTGGTGGAGCGGTGCGCCAACTGCGACGACAACGGCGTTACCGATTCTGGCGCGACGTGCTTCGTCTGTAGCGGCGCGCCGCGGCCGCCGGACTGGCCCGCATTCTTCGCCGCTTGCGTCGACGACCTGCCGAACTGGCCGGTCATCGCGACCATGATGGGGCTCATCCGTTCCGGCGCCGAGGTGCAGATCTGGAGTGGCCGCAGCGCCGTCGTGATGAACGAGACGCTGGGATGGCTGCACAAGCACGTCTTCGGCGACGGATCGGTCGACCCGGAGGAGGTCGGTCTGACCATGCGCCGCGAGGGCGACTACACGCCCGACGAGCAGCTCAAGGCGAGCTGGTACGACGGGCTCAGCGAGTACGACCGGAAGCGGTTGGTGGCCGTGTTCGATGACCGCGATAAGGTCGTCGCGATGTGGCGGAGCAAGGACGTGGCCTGCTTTCAGGTGGCGCCAGGCGCATTCTGAGGGGAGAGCCGGACATTCAGCTTTTGTCGGCTGCAGGCGCAACCGACGCATCCCATATGCGGTCTTGGATTGCCGCCTGGATCTTCGTCAGCAGGCCGGTCTCTTCCGCTTCTAGGCGCTCGCTTCGCGTTCGCTCAATTGGATGCACTGGCTCGTGGTCAATGCGCAGCTGCAGTTCAATTAGCGCTTCGCCAACGATGCGAAGCAGAGCCAAGATGTCGGTGCGGATCTCGGGTCGGATATAGACCGATCGCTTCTCGACATAACGCACACAACGAAGGCGAAGGTTGTTGCCCTTGTTGTAATCGAACCTTTCTGAGAATTCACGGAGGCGCGTGTTCCGCTCTCTGTAGTCGTCAAGCGCGCGGAGCTCATCCTTTGCCCAGGTTGGCAGCTCAAGGTCACCAATGAACGCCTCTGCATGAGCGGCCGACATGCCCTGGAAGGAGGGTCGGAGCTGCAAAAGCGAGGTCGCACGTCGAGCCCACCAATATGCGTCATAAAGGCGGGACCAAGCACCGCCGAGGACTTCGAACTCCTTGTTGTGAAGAAGCCGCGACCTGTCCAGCGCGCGATCGATCTCAGATTGCAGATGCCGCAGCTTGAGGTTGCCCTCCGTCTCCAACTGGGCCAGCTGGGCCTTGAAGCGCTTGTCGATCCGGGCTGCAATGTAGCTCGCACGCGGCCTCCGCGATACTTTCGGTCACAACAGGAGGAGGGTCGGAATGCAGGAATTCGGTTCATGGTGGTCTTCGGCATTGCCGGTACTTCAGCTAGCGATGACGGGTCTAGGGTCCGCGCTAGGAGCGGTCATCGGTGGCATGGTCGCGATCAAAACCACCACCAGAGCACTGGAAGCTGCGGCGGAACGCGAGCAGATTGCTCGAGAGCACGCACGGCGGAAGGACATTGCAGACGCGCTGCAGGTTAAAGCTGAGCGATATCACTCATTGCTTTGGTCCCTCTCAGCTTTCCAGGCGGATCTGCACGATCGAATTACCGTGTGGGCAAATGTTGCCGGACTGCCCGATCAGGACAGTACCTTCGAGCTGCACATCTCGAAGAGCGTGTTCACAGAGATGAAGGCGCTTGAAGTCTTTGATCTGCGAGTGATGAGGGGAACGTCCCAGCGAATTTTTCGGCTGATGGGCCCCTTCTTCGACCTGAACTGGCACGAAATCTATTACCGGCGTCAGCACGCTAACGGGTGGCCGACAGGACTGGCGGAACAATATATGCGGCGCAGTACAGAACTCCAAAATGCCCTAAATGCGTTCATTGAGCAAGCTGCTGAAGACTTGGTTGTAAGGGTAGCCCTGGCTCGCAGCGAACTCCTTCAGGCCGTCAAGGCGGCCGGGCAATAAGCCAATCGAGCCCTAGGGGCGAGGAAGTCGTACCAAGGATGACAGATTGGCGCCTCTACCCTCCGGAGGCCCCATGCCGATCATTCCGCTGCATCATCCTGTCCGCGCCGGCTTCGATCTGACGGCGACGGCGTTCGCCGCGCTCCTGCTGCTCGACCCCCCGCACACCTGGGGGCCGCGATGAGCAGCCGCTTCGGCCGTAACCAACGCCGCCGGGCGCGCGAAGAGCAGGCCCGGCTGATCGAGCAACTGCACCAGGTCAGCTCGACGCTGACCTGCACGACGAAGACCGCGATCGAGCGGGGGCAGCACCTTCACGCGCTGACGCGGGAGATCGAGGCGGCGAAGGCGATGCTGCCCCGGCACTCCGCGCTGATGCGCCCGCAGGCCATGAAGGTCGGCGGTGAGCGCCGCGACCAGGTGTACGCGGATCCCTTCTTCGACGAGTCGCCATCGCTTGAGCGGTTCGACGCCGCCATGCCGATGGAGGCCGTCAGCTTCGAGCGCGTCCCGCTCGACGTGCTGCTCACCGACGTCGACCGCGACAGCTGAAACGCCAGCTGCACGCCCGTGTGCAGTTCGCCGGCGCGGACCTGTTCTATGCCATCAGTCCGGCAGCGATGCAGGTATGCGCAGCTCCGACCTCGCCGGCCGAATGGCGCAGGAGATCGCGCGACAGATGGTGCCGGCGCTGATGCGCGAGTTCGGGCTGAGTCGCCGGCCCGGGGAGCATGGCCGATGAGCGCCCGCTACCGCTCCACGTGCCGGCACTGCTGGGACCCGGTCGACCGCGAGGGCCATGACGCCTGCGCCTGGTGCTCGCTGTCGCCCGCAGAGCGGCGGCGCAGGCGGCGCAGGCGGCGCAGGCAGTCGCTGGTGGCGGCCGTGGTGCTGGCCATCCTGCTGATCGCGGCGCTGCTCAGCGTGCCGCAGGCCTGACATGGCGCCGAAGCCGGCCTGGTCCGAGGCCAAGCTGCGCGTCGTCTTCGGTGAGATCCCGGGCGGCGGCGACGAGCTGGTCGTCGAGTCCACCGGCCGCCGGTGCCAGGTGCTGCGCGTCGCCGGCAAGACGCTGCACTGCATCGTGCTGCCGGCGGACGCGCCTGTCGACCCCGAGGCCAAGGTCTGGTCCTGGCGCTGGGCCGGCCACAAGAAGCGGGGCGCAGCTTGAGCGCAGCAGTCGACATCGCGCCGCTGGCCGCGAACCTCGATGACCAGATGTGGCGGCTCTGCAACCTCTACAAGATCATCGTGAAGGGCAACGACGATGAGGTGCATCCAGGCGACGCGGGCCGCGTTCGCCTCAAGCTGGTTCAGCGAGGAGGGCTGCGGCAAGGGGATCGCGCGGCTCAGCAACTACCGCAAGAAGTGGGACCAGCGGAACGGGCGCTTCACGTCGGAGCCGGTCCACAACGACGACAGCCACGGCTCGGACGCCTACCGGCAGTTCGGCCAGGTACTGGAGGCTGGGGAGCGGTTCGCGATGTCGATCGCGCCGGCGGGCGGGAAGTCATCGGCCAGGAAGCGCTGGACTTCGCCGATGGCGGTTTAGCTTTTAGAGCCGCACTAGCCCGAGATCCATGTCTCTACACGAGAGACGAACCTCCTTAACGATCTGTTGGTCCTCCGTCGTCATATTGACTCCGCTGGCGTGTGATGCAAGCGCCCTCACGAGGAGCGTTCCGACATTTCCGTGACTGCTTCCGAATTTGGCAAAACGCTGGTACTCCTTCTGATATGAATCGGATCGTCCTTGCCTAATATTTTCAAAGCTTTCCAGATCAAACATCCATAGCAGCAGCGCGTACACTGCAGTAAATCCTCGATGCATCGCGTTCGGCGCAAGTTTTGATAGCAGAATTATGTATTCCAAGTCGCGCAGCGTTGCATCGAAATATGGGGCTAGTTCCACAAGTGGCAAAGCGAGATCGATATCATTGCCAACGTCGCCGAAGCGGGCATTCATAAATTCGCGGTAATAATGAGATCGGTCCTCAAGTGATTTGGCGCGACCTAAGCTATTCGGTAATGCCACCTCTAGAGAAATGAATTTCCTTAAATAGAGGCTTGGCACGACTCCGTCGCCGTAAGTGTGCTTGATTGCGGACTCAAGTGCAGGCTTGTGCACCGCCAGAATGAAGACCAAGTTCTGTACATCAAAAAGGTGCTTGATGCGCTCAAGCATTTCAAGAGCGAAGGTTGGTCGGCATCTGTCGAGTTCGTCAATGACGATCACAATACGATTCTGCGAACTGCTGGCGACCTTTTTTAATTGTTCGCGAAATGCTTCGCTGGTACGTTTGACCTCGGCGTAAGTCTTTAACGCATCTCGCGATGCGTCTCCAAGCCCGTCACTTATCGCGTTCACCAACGTCCCAGCCCCGGGCACGATTACAGATCCAGCGGCACTCGCTAGAGCTGCAATCGCCTTTGGCGAGGCCGCAGATAGCACCGCGGTACCAGCGGCTTTCAACCCGTTGACGACGTCGCCACGTCCTCGCTTTCCTTTTACGGTGTCCAAGATCGCGGAGAGCAGCACAGAGAATGGGTCATGGTGAAAATCAAACTCGAATGCGTTGATGTATATCGGAGTCACCTCGGATTCCAAACGCAATTGCTCAACGAGCCTCGTGGCAACCCACGACTTGCCGCTGCCCCACGGCGCGTCGATGGCAAGGACCCGCCCCGCGGGAAGCACCTCCTGATCACAAAGGCCCTTTGCGAAGTGGATGACCCTCTCGGCAAATGGCTTGCGCTGCAACTCGTCTTGTCCGAATACTTGTGATGTCGACATGTCTCGTCCTCCTATCCATTGACTGTAGCGACGTACCAAGGATGGCAGCCTCCCGCCCGAGGTCGCGCCGCGCTTCGTGCCGCTAGGTTCGGGGGGGCTGATCGGTGCGCCGCCGGCGCGGCCTCACCCATCAACTCGATGAGAGGCTCCCCATGTCGAATCGCTCCCTGTTCCTGCGCCCGGTGGTGGCGCTCGCCCTGGCGGTCGCCGCGTTCGCTTCCGCGCCCGTGGCCCAGGCCGCCGACCCGCCCAAGGCCGTCGCAACGGTGCCGGATTCCGCCGCGAAGGCGGTGCTGGCCGAGGACGCTGATGCCGGCCACACCACGACGCTCGGCGCTGTGCTGGGCCTGCTGATCGTGATCGGTATCGTCGCGCTGATCGTGAAGAAGGGCCGCGAGCCCAGCGGGCCCGGTACCGGCAATCCCGGCCCCGGTGGTGGTTCCGGTGGTCCGACCCGGCCACCCGATCGCTGATCTCCACCCGCCTCGAAGCCCGGCCCAGCGCCGGGTTTTTTCATGCCCGCCGCGCTTCGAGCTTCCGTGCCAAGGATGGCAGATTCCCCGCGAACTTTCCGGGGTAGCCATGGCTCTTGAACTCGACCTGCGCAAGGCGCATTTCTCCCGCGTCCACGGCGACATCGTGGCCGTCCAGACCTGGGTCAACGACACCCGCGCGCTGGTGCTGATCCCGGCGCTGCGCAAGGACGCCGGCTGGTACATCGTCGAGGAGTCGGCGGCCTACCTCTGGAACATCAACGCGATCGACGGCGGCGAGCGCGATCAGGCGCTCAAGCATGCGAACCGCCAGGCCTACATCGCCTGCGAGATCCTTCGCATCGAGCCGTCGATGCGCAATCGGGCCCGGCTGATCACCATCATCACCGACACGCTGCCGGATCTGCTGCGCATGCCCAGCGCGCCGGAATCGGAGTTCATCAAGGCCGCGGTGGGCGAGATGAAGCTGATGGCCGACGGCCGTCAGATCGCCGGGCAGGACATCCGCCTGGAGAAGGAGGGTGCAACCTATGCGTGACGCCCTGGACGCCCGGCCGGTGCGCGGCAAGGCGCCCGGCGACCAGTACGACCGCATGCTCGACGAGGAACTCGAAGCCTCGGGCAGCAACGAACTGGCGGTCATGAACACCCAACCGCCGCTTGTTCCCAAGAGTCGGCCGCTAGGCCGCGCCGATGCTAGGATGTTGGCTAAAATTGTGATTCTGGTTGTCGTGGGTTCGAGTCCCATCAGCCACCCCACCGAATAG